TTTTTTTACGGTCATTATTAACTCCTTTTATACTATAATATCACAAACTTATTATTTTTTAATAATAGTAGTATAAGGACACCATGATTTTTGGCAAGGCGTTGAACAAAATGGACAATTCATTTATCCTCTTTATTCATTTTTTGCAAAGCCATCCATCCGTACATAAAAAATACAGGTATAAAAAGGCCGCATAGTCCGAAAGTTAGAGAGTCAGTGGGTTTTGACATCATTTTTATGCATAATAAAATTCCGCAGGTTGCCAGAACTAGTCTACTCATTTTTAACACACCTTGCTCGTATGGTGGTGTTTTTGTTTTCAAAATCCAGAGCGGCGCTTAGAGCTTTTAAACAAGCTGCTTGATTATGAAATTCCAAACTAGTGACGGTAGGAACTCCTTTATGCACCAAAAACAATAACAAAATATACATTTTATTCTCCTATACAAAAAATCCATGTCCACTTGTAGAACATTAGGGATACGTATTTACCTTTTTGCCCTATATTATATACTACTCCAAAATTCCATCCGTTGTGTTTAGTTGATTTTATCATTTTAATAAAAATTTAACAGTTGTTTCTAATGTTTCTAATTCTTTAAGAATTATTTGTTTTTCATCATCAGATATGTCTAAAACTATTTCTTCTAGTGTGGGAAATATTTCTTTTAATTTTCCTAGCTGCTCTGTGGTTTCTTTTATTATCGTAACCACTGCGTCTACTTTATATTTGTGCATTACCATTTTAACCGTCTTTTAGGCGATAGCTCGCCAACCTCACAATTTAAAATTATAATAAGGTATGTGACACCTGATGTGTTATCTAAGCTTTAGACTAACTCCAATACGGGCCGCAACTGTTTGAACTGTTTTTAAAGGTCGATGTAAAATATTTGCAATACTTCTGCCTGACATCTTCCCAGCATTTTTTACAATAAATTCAACAGATCCTTGTGTTAACCTCTTTCCTAGTCGGGTTGCCTTCCCGTTTACTGTAGACAATCTTCCTGATACTTTACTCATTTTTTTCTCCTTTTATTACTATTATCCAAGACCCATCTTGGATTTGGCTTTTTGAAAAGCTGCTTCAATTTTCTTTTTATGTTCTTTCATTTCTCTAATAACTTCACTATAAGTCTTATCATGAAGTTCTGATCTTATAATTATTTCAGAAATATGAGCAATACTTAGCCCGTCGGCATCTTTATTCATTAGAGCCTCTTTTTGTTCTTTTGTTAATTTTGTTCCAAACATATGTTCTGCTAAACGTACTCTTTCTTCTGAGTCCGGACCTACCAGTTCGAACATTTGGTCAAATCTACCTGGTCTATCTGCTAATGATTTAAGTAGATTTTCAGGAGTATTGGTCGTAGCAATAATAAATGTAGGAAGTCTAAAATTTACAGAAGCTCCATCTAGAAGTTCTAGCAAACTTGAATCAGCAGTCCTAGGCCCGTGATAGTCTTCTGCGTTTCCTCCTCCAATATCTTCCATAATAAAGAACATTCGAGTGCATTTGTTAGAAAATTTACTCCCTGTGGATAAAAATTTACTTATTGCATTTGATCCAATATCTGCTGTATCCCAAAAAATAACTACGGTTCCTTCGTCTTCTTTTAAAAAATCATTGCTAATTTTAGCAATTGTAGAACTTTTCCCCATGCCGGGCTGTGAGTAAAGCAAAATAGATCTTTTAGGCTCTTTCTTAAATTTTTTATAAATATCTAATTTACTAAAAAAAATTTCAGCTTCTTTTCGAATTAGAGCACTGTTTGTTGCTGTTTCCAATAAATTGTGAATTCTAAGTTCTAATTTTTTAAGACGTATTGCCCCGCCCATGTTTACAAGAGTCCATATTCCGGGTTTTATTACTACTTTCCCTTTATTTTCATCTTCTTCATCTATGTGTTTATATTGAACAATATGAGAGTTTGTTTGAATACATAAATCAGATTCAGGTAATTCTTTTATAACACCGTCATTGATGTCTTCCAACTTTGTTACTCTAATAATTTTAAATTTACCCGAATTATCTTCCATAAGATCCTTTTTTGAATTTTTTAATTCTTTTATTGTTTCCTATTCTAGTAACAGAAAAAGTTTCATCTTCATTATCAATCCCTCTAAAAACATCATATAGTTCTGCGTGAAAAAGATATTTTTTCTTATTTATATCATAACAATTTTTTAAAAATATGAATTTTTCTAAATCCCCATCTTCATATTGATAAATAAGCAGTTCTTTTTTATCTTTCATTTATTCCCAAAGATTTTTATCATTAACTACAATTTTAGCAGATTCCTCTACATGTGTCAATTCTTCAGCTTTTTCTAAATTTATTTCAATTATTTCAATATCTTGAAGAGTTATTTTAGCATAATCATCAAAATTAAGCATTTTTCTGATTTCTTCCATTTTATTTTGTAAATATTCTACCCTTAAGTGGGCTATCTCTTTTAAATAAAAAAGTTCAATAAGTTTAAATTCTACATCGGTTAACTTATTGTTTTTTTTAGATTGTAGAAATTCCTTGGTGCAAGGAACAGTTTTTGTCCAGCTGTGTTTGGACGACGAGATTGTTAATTTAGCTGTTGCCGGAAGATTTGTGAAAATGCATTTTCTTATATCATTATTCATGAAATCATATTATCATAAAAATAAAAAAGCCACCCGAAGGTGGCTATTGAAATTTATTTTTTTAATAATATTACGGAAGACTAGATGCTCCAGAACTTTCGTCTTGATCTCCAGACTCATCACTAAGAACTGTGCCTACGTAAGTAATACTGAATTTTGTAGTACCTTTTGCGTTTTGAGCTTCACCCCAGTTAGAAGGAACACAGTTTTTAACAATAGCGATTGTTTTTCCTGACTGCCTGTCTTCTACCTCTAATTGAATAGATTCAAAATTTAAAAGATCTTGTAATTTTGGAGCAGAAGGAAGAACATGAACTCCTTGATCAATAAGTCTAAACCCCCCACATTGCACTTGGACAGCTTCGTAAGAAGTTATTGAAATTTCATTCGGAGAATATCTACCCAAGGTGTGTATTGGTTCTGTTCCTACGTTTCCGCCGTATTGACAGCTATCAAATACTCCTACGTATTGTCCGTTAACTTTTACTTTGGCTCGTGCGCCTGTCATTGTTGAACTCATTTTATTTCTCCTTATATCCTAAATTATGCTGATGCGCTAGACTGAATTTGGCTCAATTCTAATTCAATAGGAATGAACAAGATAGCCGTAGCCAGTTTAGCTTCAAGTTTAACTTCTGCAATAGGGCCATTTATAACAACACTAACGTTTTTATACCCTAAAGGAGCATCGTCTGAAGCGCCAATTATTTTAAGCTTTCTATATTCTTCCATTTTTTTAGAAATAAAAGCAATAATACCAGCAGAAGTAACGTCCGCCAAAGACTGCCCTACAGCGAATTTTTCAAGAGATTCTGAAAGTTGAATTGCAAGAACATCCGCCATATAGACAGCTTGTAATGAATTATATACAAAATTTGTATCAAATCCGTAAGTAGTTTGATCGACTACCCATTTATTACCGGCTGTTTCTTGCTGCATAAAGAATAATCCTGCATCAATTGCATCCTCAACGTCACCTGGATTTCCAGAATCAAACCCTGAAGGATCTTTGAAACTGATAACATTTGCAAATTTATTAGTTAAAGATTTATTAAATCCTGCAGACTGCATACCGGCTGCAATACAAGCAGTATGCCACGGTTGATGTTCTACAACAGTTCCTGTAGAATTAACCTGGCTCGATTTTTGAAAAAACATATTTGCTCTAAAGTTAGATAAAGAAGCTGCAGCAGCTTTTATAGCTGAATAACTGGCTTGTTTACTTAACATAGCTACTCTATTTCTTTTCATTTTAGGAGTTGACATTGCAAGAACGTGAGATTTTACAAGAGCGTTAATAGCATCAATTGTATAGGTTGAAGCCGAATCTGTTAGCCCATCTGCAATATCTTCAGAAGCATCTCTAGAAAATAACGGAATCACAAAATTAACTTTAATACCTTCAAGAGAAGGAATAGCATTTGCGATATCAGCGGCGGTAGTAGATCCTTTTGCTCCTCCTGCTAAAAACTGAGAAGCCATCATTTCTGCTGGCAATCCTGCCGTAGCAGTTGCTTCAAAATCAAGAACAGCACTTTCAGCAACTTTAACTTTAAAATTATGAAACGCTCTTTTAATTCTTCCCGCTTCAAATCCTCCAGATGTAGCAATTCCAATAGCAGCTACTTCGTCTAATTTAAGAGGACTTAAATTATTAGAAGAAGAAACTGAGGAAGCAGAGTAACCTTCTTGAGAATTAATGAAAGCTGCAAGATCAGACATGGTTGTAAATTGATTTAAAACAATACTTAAATCAGAACCAGCTCCGCCTGTAACTGTGGTAGTTAAATTACCGCCAGATATTGTTAAAGTAGCAGTAGTACCCGCATACGCTACGGTCATAGCCACT